GGTGCCGATGTCTCGGAAGGCTGCTGCGTTAATAGCACTACCCGATACATTGAGACCGTTGATAAAGTCCCAAGTGCCTGAAATGTCTTCATTGACAGTCTTCCTGCCGTATCGGTTATCTGCCTGTCCCCGGTCGGGGACTTGTTCATTTGTGGAAGTACCCACATTACGGACTGCGGCTGTACCAAGATCAAGGTTATCCCTTGCGTCTGAAGCCGTATTAGCTCCCGTACCGCCACCATCAACAGCCAATGTTAAGGGTTGCCACGCAGAACCGTCCCAACGCTCAAACACACTATTAGCAGAGTTCCAGCGTTTAGCCTCCACTGGGAAATTGGTGGCACCATCATAATCGAAAGTAGAGACGTTTTCCAAACGAACATCAAGTTCATTCAGAACTTCTGTATATTGTGATTGTAAATCTGGTTTATTCCAGTCAGCCATTGATTACACTCCTCGCGCTATCCAGCTAATTTTCTTTTGTACTCTGTTCCCGTTGGCGTCAAAAACAACCACATTGAAAGATTCCGGGTTGGGTTCATCATCAAAGATCACCACGGGTATAAAATCGTCTTCATCTTCATCTGAGGCCAATTTAACTGTGACGTTAATTGCCTCCACGTCCAAGAATTGGATATTGAACGGGATTTCAGTACCGCCGTCACCCTTGGTNCCTTCTGCAATAACCGCCTCACCTTGGTCTGTTCTTTGTTTGACATTTAAAACAAAGCCAAGTTCTTGAATTTTAAGCAATGCTTTGTCATCGGGCGCTGTGAAGTCAACCCTGATCTTGATAAACTGGAAATCTCGACCGAAGGCTTCCCACGCATTAAACTCATCAAAATCAATACCGTCCTCGGAAAACCCAATGGTTGGGTTAGCCTCAACACCCGGCTCCAAGTCTAGTCTATTTAGAGTGACCTGAAGACGAGTGCCGGGAATTGTTGCTTCAAGGTCGATGATCTTCTCCAAATGACCGGATAACAGTGACGGTTGAAGGTAAAAATCATATCCGCCATTAATCATTTCTTGGAATGTTATCGGGTCGCCTGTGTGACCAAGGTTTGACTCTGCTCTCTGGAAATGCTCTTCCCATGTTTCTTCGGTATCAACAAGGGCGAACCCAGAGTCAGCGTCGATTACTTTCACATTTTCAGAACTATCGAGTTGTGTCAAATCCACCGTGTCATCACGCCTCAGTGTGAAATCTGGCGGGTTATCCACAGACTGTCGAGAACTTACTTCGGGTCCGAAATTACCTGCTGAATCGACTGCACGTACCCAGTAAGTAAAGTCACCTGCTTGGTCTTCTTCCACCACACTGAATGTAGAGCCAAAATTACCGATAATGTCGGCGGTCTCAAAATCAGAACCGCGCCTGACTTCATAGAAGTCTATTGGAAAGATTGATATGGCTGGCGACCATGACAAGATCACAGTATTATCCAGTACACGGGTATTGAAGTTTTGTACTTGACCGGGGCCTTCTATTGTTATTAGTGATTCCGTATGGGGACTGACTAACCCCTCAATGCCCTCTGCTCGGATATATATTGTAAAATCTTCTTTTCTGATCGACAGGTCTACAGATGTACCCTTAACCTTATCTATCAATCCGTTATTAGAACCCCAATTCGTATTTTCACGGACTTCATAGAAATCAATCGGATATATAGATGTGGACTCATCCCATATCAATCTAAACCCATTAGTCGTCTGAGTTGCTTGAACCTGTCCCGGTTGACCGGGGCCCTCCGGTAAAAACTCAAACTGCACGAAGGGTGACTCTAACCCCGCTATATCCACAGCAATAATATTGAACTCAGTCAGTTGAGAAATCCTTTCAAGCACAACCTTTTCACTCGTTGTCCTCGTTATTAACCCGATTTCCTCCCCAAACTCATCATCTTCTCTAAGCTCATAATGTTTCAATGGGTAGATGGTTGTTGGAGTATCCCAAGTGACTTCTACACCGTCTCTCTTTTGTTCCGCAAAAAAGTTAGTAATTTCACCCGGTCCCTGCGGGGATACCTCATGGTTACTAAACCCAGAACTTTGACCTGCTATATCAACCGCGTGAATGTGGTATGTTCTAGTTTGTGTAACTAAGCCTAAATTATGGGATGTACTTGTAGTCCTAGTTACGACAGGGCCGGACTCCAAATCTGATCTTATTTCATAGTGTTCAATCCCATAACCGAAAACGGAGTCGTCCCACGACAAAACCACACCTTCCGTTGTTTGTTCAGACACAAAATCTTGTGGGATAGAAGGAGCGTTGACCACAACACTTATTTCAACCGGGTCCGAAACCAACCCAATAAGACTACGGGTAAACACATAGTAATTTTTGTCTTCAGTAATAAGCCCTAAATCATATTGTGGATTCTGTACCACCGCAATCATGTTTTCTCTAGGTATGAAACCCTCTTCATCGTCAACGTCCGGTGAATCCGTAATTACATAATTATCAATAATTGGGAATTGGGGCTCATCCCATGTGAGAAACATCCCGTTCTTACGCTGGTCGAAAGTAGCGTTCACCACAGGCGGGGGTTTAACCAAAGCCCCAATGACTTCTACATCTTCTAATAATTTCCACGGTGATTTCTGATTGAACTCAGAAACATATCTAACTCTCACATCAACAGTCTGCCCAGACTGGAGATCGTTAAAGAACACCTTGTTTCCATAAACATTAACATCATCACTTTTCCAAGAACTTCTTACCAATTCAACTTCATTACCATCCTCACCTTCAGCTTTCTCGACATTTCTTATCTGGGCTTCGATTCGGTTTATCGGTACATTGTTGTCATCACGTTCCTTTAGAACCACCAATACTCTAGCTACAAGCTCACCCGAATCATCAACTTGAACAAGATCAATACCAGTATCTATTACTTCTATTTCTGGAGTTTGTGGAACCTTGAACTCGTCAGGTTCAGTAATATTTGGGTCAAAAGGTGGAATTGGTTCTTGGTCAGTGTCAAATATCTCTGGCGCATAGTCAATCAAAGTCAGTTCCGCGCTATAGTCTTCACCAGTTTCTACTGAGGCCAATATCATATCAGATGTTTCTCGCCCGCTAATACCGAAAGCGTACAAGTCCCCGCTCTCAGGTTTTGAGCCTTCAGATAGGGTTACTGTCAACTGTTCTCCGGGATCAAATACCCCACTTGATGGTGAATCTAGTAAAAGTACAGACTTATCACCATTGTTAGTCCGCAAACTAAACCCGTAATCTTCCTCGGAATCAAGTGATATTTGTTCATCAATTGTGATATTAAATGTGGAAGTGCCATCACCAACAGATTTTATCCTACCATGAGTTTGCCCCACAAGAATTACATCATGTGACAAACTAACAAGATCACCTCTCTTCGCCACTAAGTATTCAGAATCAGTTGACAACTTGTGTTCTTCCGGTCTTAATACCATTGACGCTAGGTTGTATCTACCCAACCTATAAACTTGATCCTTATTGGTTACTCCCGGTACACTTAACTCTTCAAAGCGTGTGGCATTAGTGTGGTCAAACCCATCATTATATACAACAAACTCACTTTCAGCGTAATCCTTATCCTCATCAAAAAACTGGATTTTGAGTGCGTGTGGCACTCTAAGAAAGACCTTAGATGATTCAAAACCCCATGAATTTTTAGGGGTGAACATCTGGACAGGGCTATCATGTTGTTTATCCCAAGCAACAGAATATCTACCGTCTCTAGTAATCGTAAATGTCGCTCGGGAAGTGGCTAACACATTCCTTATTACTTGAGACAAAGGTTGGAAGTTATTTACAACAAGGTTACAACTGAAACCCTTATCGACACAATACTGTCTGTAGTTATCAGAATCTCTAAACAGCGATTCAATGTCAATCATGTCTTTACTTATAGGTTCTCTCGCCCACGGCCCCTGTAGACCCCATCGGTATAATTCTGCTGGGTTTTTTGTTGTTTTCCACGCGTCTGTTGCTGGGGTTTGGATACTCCCCGCCGCCGCGCCAACCCTATCAACATACTCTTCAATCGTTTCGCCTTCTTCGTATTTCCAATCTATTACTGTATTTAGTTGCGGAACTACTGTATGCGTGTTACAGGAAAATCTATTCACATTACCGCTTATTTCTGCTGCCTTGACCCTGAGAGCAATCCAAGCCAGACCATCTTCTGTCACTGGTTCTTGAAAATCAAGTCCGCCACCTCGATATGGANTTCTAANATTAACAAAAAAGAAATTAACGTCCGTTAATATAACCGTATCTGCAACAGCATTGGAATCAATGGCTGCGTAATTTATTCTAGGGGCTGAAGATATTGCTACTTCGTAAGTGCGGTCTTGTGCGGCATTTTGAGGCAGACGCGCTTTTATTTTATGGCGGAATGGGGTTCTAGTAGTGTCTCTAATATCTACTTCACGCGCAAGCTCCCACTCCGTAGTACCCACTTCCCTGCGTAACACAACTATTCTGGCAGACTGTACACGCCTGCTTTGGCCCGGTCCTCTCCTAGCATGAAGACCCTCTGGGAACGCCAAATTGAAATCAACAAAACCTACGCCTTCCGGTGACGTATAAACCTGATTGATTGTTTCGAAATACTCCGGTACAACATCGTAGCTCCAAGAACTCCAAGCATTGCCAAGGTTTCTTCTTTGCTCACTACTACTAATACCAGCAACTTCTACCGACCTATCATCACCCCCAAGACTCTTTGTTCTTAGGAAAACATCATCACTAATAATCGAATCGAAATGTTCCGCTACTGTAAAAAAATGACTCTCCTCAAATGTAAACCTTTCTAACGGAAGATTTACTGTATTTGGCTGCGTAGCAAACGGATATATAGTATTATCATCCCTATTTTCAAACCCGTCATAAATCTCCATCTCAACATCATCGTCGCTGAGACTGGATATTAATGTATCACCTATCTTACAACTCTCTCTATCAACGTGGATAGGAGAATGGCCGGGGGAGTAGAGTAGGTTAATGAATTGATCGTCGCCCTGAATATCATTAAAAGGCGGTGCAATAAAGTTTGGGAAAATCTTATGTTCGCCGAATACAGTCGGTACAGCACCATAACGATCTTGTTGGTTTCTGCCAGAACGTATATCTTTTAGTTCATCAGGATCATCTTCAGGGCCGGGAAGGGGCCATAGTTGATCGGCCACATATACCGAGGCGTAGGTAGCTGCCATCATCCACAGTGCTTGGGCCGTATTACCCATACCACCAGTAGCAATAGCTGTCGCCACTTGTACAACTACCATTAAAGCAGTTCTACGACCATCTTTACCACTATCACCACCGGAAGGGTATGCGTTTACCAAGATTTCTGTTGTTTCTTTGGGACGTACATTAGACCAATAGGCGCGAGGTAAGACCATACCATCCAAGTACACATGGAGGCATTCTTGTATGGGTTTTTTAGGCTGCAACTCATCAACGATTTCCTGAACTGTCTTTCCATGCTCAACATAGACTGTCGCAGCATTTTCTGTAAACGGATGTGGTCTACTGATTACCTGCATTTATAATACCCCACTACTCTCTGACTCCATTTAGGCTCTCTAAGATTCTCTATGCAAGAGTTAATACCCTGCATGACATGCAACATTTTACCTTCGCCTATGTAGATACCTGTGTGCATTTCCGCACCTGTAATTCTTATTAAGACAACGTTCCCTATTTCGGGTTCAGATGTTTTCTCCCAGTTCTTCCTTTCTTTACGGGTTGCAGATTCAATACCTCCCTTGTCACTTATATCCTCGTAATCTTCGTGGAATGATTTGAGCTTGACTCCATATTCATTTTCGTACCATAATAATACGAGTCCCCAGCAATCTGCTCCAGAAAAATCTCTCCCTTTTAAGCTAAAGGGAATACCAATGTAATCCCTAATCATTGAAATAATGTCGGTGTTATTGTCGGGTCAAAAGCAAACCGAGGGAATTTTCTATCTAACAAATTTTCATATTGAAGCGTACCCTCAATTGTTGTCGAGTTATAACGAACGTTCCTTAAACCAAACCTAAACGGCCCGACTTCCACCGTGTCAGGGTCTGACAGGAGGACAATTTCGATTACTATTTCAACTTCAGACTGTATTGACCTAATCGACTCAACTAGAAGCCGATCTACGTTATCAATAGAAAGACGAGCTTGTGGTATTTCGTCATTTTTTTCATCCGGTAATGACAAATTGAATGGGAAAGCTAAAAACGTTTCTTCACGGGAATCTATATCTTCTGAATTGTCACAGAACCGATAGGGTTCTGGTAAGCTATCATGTTTAATAGTCAACAGTGTAATTAAACCATCGCTGGTTTCTTGACTTAACATAGAGCTTCTAAAATTATTTGTTGGCATTAAACTAACACCTCTACATTTACATCAACCAACCACTGATTGTGTGAAACAGGGCGGGGTTCTGGCGGGGCCAAAAATCTGAATTGTTTAACCTCTCCTGTAAAGGGATGCTTCCAGTCCCACCGAGAGGCTGAATTACTGTCGTAAAAATCCATCAATGTCTCATACTCAGATTGTCCTTCAATGAAGATGCGTCCTGAGATATTGTCTACTGTTTTACTATACCGCTTTCGGGTTTTATCCTCGCCAGCAGACATTTCTGTTCTTAACACATTATCCCCAGCAGAATAACGAAGACCGTCTATTAAAAATGACTGGGGTAGTTCTTCAGGCCACTGCATTATTGACCCCTCCTTCTCAGATTAGAAAATCGTTGCTCCATCGCTTTACTCGTTCTACCGCCCTGCATAATCTTCTCAGCCACCATATTATCAATGATAATGTCCAGCCTCCGGTTGCCTTGGGAGTCCTCAGACTCTTCTTGACGGACTTCAGTATCAGCGTTGTTAATGATATTAACTTCGACGCTGGCTCCGCCTCCACCGGGCGATAGGTGGCGCATTTGTTCTCTGGTAAATACCCCTTCACCGCCTTCAAGTGTTGCAGGAACATCCCCACGACCGGGGACAATCCCACCGGAATGAAGCGTCATCCCAGACTCAAATGTTGGGTTTGGGTTAAACATGATGGTTCCGGCGCTACCCCCACCCGTAAGCGCATTAAGTAGACCACTGGAAACAAGGTTAGCCCACATTCTCTTGAGTGTCCGGCGGAATGTTTCAGCCATGTCATTTGCATTGGAGTCAAACGCATCAAAGAACATCTGAGAAGCAGCCTGCTGCATACTCCTCATCGCCTCCTTTGTAAACTCTGACATGTCATCATCAAGTTCAGCAACAGCCTTGTTTCTCTGTTCTGTAGCCGCTACCATTCTTGCAACCGCTTCTTCGTGTGTCTCGGCAGTTTCTCGAATCGTGGTTATTGTTTTCTGGTAAGCCTTGTCAATGTCTTCTACGGTCTTAAGACCATTAAATAGGGTTCTGTTCGCAAGCCCCGCAGCAACTTCTCGCTCACGTTCCAGCCTCACCAACTCTTCAACTGTTTCACGCTGAGAGTCAAGGTCGGTAATACCGGCTTGTATCAGCGCGTTTGTTACTTCAAGTCTGGTAGAACGCTCTTCTTCCGACAGGCTCATGTCATTCAGGAGATCAATTTCCCTTCTTATCGCTTCGGCACGTTCCTCAAAATTGGCGCGGATGTTTGCTTCATCCCGAGTTCTAATCTGTTCCTTGATTGTCTCAAGAAGTTTGTCTTCTTCCACACCAAGGTCTTTGGCCAGTTGAAGTCTACCCTCTTCGGTTAAACCACCAAGAATGTCGTTTGTTTCTTTTAGGATTTCAAGCTGTCTGTCATATTCACCCGCAGCACCAGCACCTAGATTCTCAAGAATCTCCAATCGTTGCACGGCTTCATTCGCCTCAAGACGAAGTTCTCTAAAAGATTCAACGGCCTCATCCACACCAGATAGGCGCGGGTCAGTCCTACGCATGGCCTCGTTAAGCCTGTCAATCTCTTCTCTACTTATGTCTGTATTGGCAGCAAGGTTCTGAAGAAGTCTGGAAAGATCGTCGGACTCTTTCTTCCACTCCCTAAGCTCTTTCCTGTCGTCAAATAACTCATCCTTGAATTCTTCTAGTGTATCTTTAGCATCGCTTATGCTAAATTTTGCATTGTCCGTGGCAGTTCCAGTATCTTCCTGTCTTCTTCTTTGCTCTTCTAGTTCTTGGTTCAGGGCTTTATGTGTAATAACCAACTCTGTTAATTTGTCCTCAACATTATCCAACTCATTCTCTAAGCCAGCTATGTGCCCTCCGTGACCAAATCGTTGTCTGCGAAGATGATCCATTGATTCGTGCAGCCTATTTCTCATATCAACAAAATCTTCTATTTCATTTTCAACCCTTTCTTTTTCTCGTTCTAGTTCACTTATATCAGATGCAATCTCTAATTTAGCCTGTCCGCCACTCATTTCCTCAACAGTTTCATTTAGGCCATCTAATTCTTCTCTAATAGCCTTAGCCCTTTCCTCAACATTTTTAAGTGGGCCTTCTGTCACCTTTTCAGTTTCCCTACCAAGAGAAATAAAAGCTGAAGTAGCTAGTAAGGCAGCACTAACCAAGAAACCTTTCGGTGTAGCCCTCCACACCCTTTGGAGGTTAACCATTGCCTGTGTTGCGGCCTTTTTACTAGCAACCATTCTCCATATAGCGGCTGTCGTTATATTAAATCTAGCCGGTAATGCTCTCAATAACCCGAGAACTGCGGAGCCAGCCTTGGCAACAAACAAACCCAACATTATTGAGGACAGCCACTGGAAGTTGTTGACCAAGAATTCAACGGACTTGGCAACCACCATTATTGAGGCGTTGAACGCCTTACCTAAGTTTTCCGCCACTTCTGTATTTTCAATGTAGTCTTCGATTGTCTCGTTGATGCTGGCAAGAACCCTGCTCAAATTCTCGGAAATCTTGCCGCCCTCAGCAGCAGTCTCAAAGAACTGTCTAGCTCTCTCACCGAGGGTGTCATACTGACCAGCGAGACTTTGTGCTTCACGTTTCGCTGAACGCTGGAAAGCCTCTAACCTTTCTAGGATAAGCGCGTTGGCTTCATGTCGCTCACCGACCCGGATAAGGGTTTCAATCTGGTCTTCTTGCTGTTCTGTAAATTCAACCCCTGCCCTACGCAGAGAGCTTAGGTTATCAATCGGGTTATTGAGTAGGCGACCAAGGCGGCGGGTGTTAGTGCGAAGATCACCGCCCATGACATTAGAAAGACCCTGCGCTGCCGTAATTACGTCTTCAAACGATTCCTCGGCAATGTTGTTAAATGTGGCAAGCTGTGTGATT